CTGCGCGTCGGCGAACTGGAAGATCTCCCAATTCGCCGCACTTCCATCGCCGATAGCCATGGCGTTTGCTCCGTTCAACACGGAAGTCCGGCTTGCCGAAGCCAATTCTCCTCCGGCGATCCTGACGCGAAGCGGTGGGCCAGAGTCCCATATCCCGGGGCGGTGAAAGGTCATCGGCGTTTCGGTAACACCGATCACAGCCGGAGCGGCAATGAGCCGGTTGATCTCATAGCCAGCGTCTTCTCCGGACGACCACACCCCAACCGAGCCCGGCCAGGGATCTGCGCCCACCGCGACATGTGGCGCATGCGGGATTTCCTGACCCGTCAGTAAAGGCAGATCAAGGAACACAGGAACAACGGGAACCGGCGGCGCAAACGGCCGCAGGGAAGGTGTCTCTTCCGATTTCTCTGATGGCAGATAGACACCCGGTTCGACCCGAATAGCTTCCAGCAACTGGCTTTCCGATTGTTCGACCCGATCCACCCGGTAGCGACCGCCCGCAATGCGGACGACGTCGCCGGCTCCAATCGAAAGCCTGGACTTCGGAAGCGCGAACCGCGCCGTATCCCGCGCAATGCGCGCTTCCGCCAGCCATCGCTCAACCGCGCTCAATCCTTCTGCCTTTGTCAAAGCCAAGGGCAGGTCTGTTTGGGACACGCCAATGGATTCTTCGTCGGGAAAGCGTGTTTCAACCGACCGAAGCTCGTAGCTGGATTGAGCGTCGACATAGCCAAGGCGAACCTGGCCCGCAGTTTCCGCATCCGAGCTGCGTGTCACCTCGATCCGGCCGTCCAGATCCGGCGCAAGGGCGACCTGATCCTCGGGAAGCTCGGCCAGGACTCTTGCCGTGCGATTGCGGAATTGCAACTGGCCCTCACGCTCAAAGACGTCGAACCCGAACGCAAGCATGAGGGGCTGAAGTGCAGATCGCACCGTGGTGATTTCAGTTTGCTGATATCCACGGACCAGTCCGAAAAGCGCACTCACATCAAGCGATCCCACTCCGGACTTCCTGCAGAACTCACGAACCACCGCGGACAGCGGCTGGTTGGATGCCCGCCCGTTCAGCCAGTGGCCGCGAGAATAGTTCGAGCCGTCGCTCCACACCGCGATCTGGCCCGGGAACTCGGGAAAGGGTCGCGCGTCCCATGCCCAGGCATAGGCATGGTCCATGTCGACCATCGATCCGCCGTAGAATTCGGAAACCGGATTGTTCTGAGCCTCGATCCAGTGCGATGCCATGGAAATCAGGTACTGCATCTGGATCAGGTCATCCCGTCGACCATTGGACCATGCCGGCAGTCCCGACTCGGAGGACTTTGCGTCGACGAACCGATTTGGCTGGTTGGTTCCCTTGTCGACGGCGGCACAACCGTACTCCGTGAAACGGATCGGCTTGGAGGCCGGAACCCAGTCGGTAGGCGAAACGGACCTTACTCCGTCAAGCCGATCGTGATGTAGGTTCGACCACCAGGATTTCAGATCCTTGTAGCGAAAGACCCAATCCTCGCCGTAAGCCGCGTCCGCTATCGGCAGCCGTCGCTGCGCGCTGGCCCCTTCCGGGCTGTCGTAGTACCAGTCGAATCCTTCGCCCCCGGCGATGTTCGCAATCAGATACTGCGGATTGTATACTGAGCCGAAGGCGGAATCGGCGTGAACTTCACCGTCTCGCCAGTCGGACAGCGGCATGTAGTTGTCGATGCCGATGAAGTCGATGTCGGGATGCGACCACAGCGGATCCAGATGGAAATAGACATTTGCATCGACATGGTAGCCGAAGTATTCGGACCAGTCGGCGGCATAGCTGATCTTGACCTGAGGCCCGAGGATCGCCCGGACATCGACAGCAAGACGCTGCAATTCCTGGACTGCAGGAAAGCTGTCGGAAGCCCCGCGAATTTGTGTCAGCGACCGAAACTCCGACCCGATGCAGAAAGACTCGACGCCCCCCGCGATCGCGCAAAGATGCGCATAGTGCAGTATGAACTTGCGGTAGCCCCAGTCTGTCGGCCCGGAATAGTTGATCGTCTCGCCATTGACAGAAAAATGCCCGGGCTCAGCAGCCCCGAAAAAGGCAGCGACCTCCGCCGCGGCACCCGCCGTCCGATCTGTCGTGCCCGGTCGCCCTGGCGCCTCCGCAAGAGTGATGCGGCCCCGCCAGGGAAGCGCGGGCTGCGTTGCCGCGCCTGTCCAGGGATCGGGCAACGCGTTGCCCGCGACCTGATCCATCAGGACAAAGGGATAGAACATCACCTCCTTGCCGGCTTGCCGAAGCGCCCGTATCGCTTCAACCACCGAAGCATCCGTCGGCGTACCTCCATAAATCGACGCGTCATCAACCTTCGGGATCTCCTGTGCAGCCGACCGGTCTATTCCGCCCGCCCGCCAGGGCATGCCGACACCGTCGCGCAGCTTCTGTTCCACCTTCGGGCGGATCGAGCAGGACGAACACCGCAGGTCGTCGCCGAACCAGGAAACGACAAGCGAAACAGCGCCCGTTCCCGGCAGTTCCTGGGTCAACTGATCCAGACTGGTCGCGAAATCGGTCTTTCCTGATGGCGAATGGACGTTTGCCGTCCGGTTCCGGCCCAGCGCCTCGGCATAGTGAACCGGGGTCATCGCCAGTCCGTATTCACCGGTGCCCGGGATCAGCGCCACCCCCCGCACCGCACCACTCAGCGTGGTGGCAGGATCGACAGCCGGGCCTTGGGCTGCCCGGACCACTTCGAAACTGAATTGCGGAACGCGGTTGCCGTATGCGGCAAGCTCCAGATCCTCGATGACGACATAGGCCAGGCCACGATAGGCCGGAGCCCTGCTTGCGCCCTCGACCGCCTCGATCAATGGATCGGGCAGCTGGTCTTCGCTTCCGCTGTAGACCCGCATATTGAGATCAAGCGCCGAGATTTCGTTGCCATCCGCCCAAATCCTGCCGACTCGCAAGATCTCGCCTTCGCAAAGTCCGATCGCCAGGCTGGCCGAGTAACTGTATTCGTTGACCTTGGGCTTTGGGGCACCTTTCCCGGTCCGGCGACGACGGACCGTTTCCGTGAACTCCGTGGCCCAGACAACCTGACCGCCCACCCGCATCCGGCCCCAGATCTGACCGATGGCAGCGCCTTCACCCGCGCCCGTAAGTCGCAGCCGGTCGATCCGGCCGACGTCCACCGGTTCCGATCCGCCGCCCAGAATCCGCTGGTCGATAGCCCGTCCGATCGTGGCTCCGATGGCGCGACCGATCACGGCGCCGGAGAGGCCCAGGACGGTCCCACCTACGCCGGCGCCAACCATCGCACCAGCGGCTGAAAGTAGCAGAGTCGCCATTCACTCGGTTCCTTCTGGAAAGGCAAAGCGCGCCGCGATCCGGCGCTCCCAAGGGATCGAAAGCGAGCTTTCGATCACGCCGTGGCCTGTGTAGGCGTGGATGAAACGCGGATGCGATCCGATCTCGGATTGAAGCCCCAAGTGCTTGGCAATGCTCCCTTCCCGCATGCGGAACAGGATCACGTCACCGACCGCCGCCGACAAGAGAGGCTTTTCTCGAAGCCACCGCTGCGCGGCCACGAGCAGAACCTCTTGCCGCGAAGGTTCCGCCCAATCAGCCGTGTAGACGGGCACAGGTTCTGGCTCATCGCCATGAATCTCCCGCCAGACGCCCCGAAGCAGTCCAAGGCAGTCCGCTCCCGCTCCCCGGACACTTGCCTGATGCAGGTACGGCGTGCCAAGCCATAGACGCGCTTCGGCAATGATCTGCAAACCAATCGTCATGTGCCACCACCGCCAGACCGTCGCGTCCCGCCATTCGGGCGACCTGGAACCGGATACGATGCAAGCCAGTCCTCTCCGGGAATATGCGGAAATCCGCGAAAATTCAGGAAATTCGCAAACTTGGTACGACAGGCGGTCGCGGACTTGTCGCAGCCCGCGTGAATGCGAACGGTGTCCCCGGCGGCAATCGGCGCCCGCAGCGATTGCCAAAGTTCGATCCGACGATGGGTTCCCTCCTGCCGGTCGATCTTCACGACGCCAACCAGCCCGGTCGCAGCACCGCTCAGGGCCGAGAAGCGCCCTCCTTCGAACCAGCGCTCGTCGAAACTGGCAAAGTTGTTGAAAGTGAAGACCCTACCGTCATCCACCGCGTCGATTGCGACCTCGACGATGTAGCCCGGCTGAGACAGGTCGAAACGGCATCGACCATCCCCGAGCACAGCGGAACATCCCGGCGTGTAGGCCATTCCCTGCGGTCGGTTCAGAAGCTCGGTCAGTCCGCGAAGCTCGGCCTTGAAGCTGCCATCAACGCGAGAGATTTCGCCCAGACTGCCCCGGAACTGAAGCAGGAAATCCTGCGGTACGGCCCAGTTGACCAAGTAGGCCTGAACCTCTGCGCCGTCGAAGCGGCCGGCGGTCAGGTCGTCCTCGGTTATCGCAGCGGCGCTCAGGGCGCCGAAAGCCTCGCTGTTGTCGACCGAAAGCCCGGTCGTTTGCTGCAACGCTCGCGCAGTCATCCCGGTGTCGGCCCGACAGGCGACTCCGTCGACCACAAGGTCCCGGTCATGGTCGGTAAATCCAAGCATCACGCCGTCCCGGCGGCGCACCGTCCAGGCGCGGCAAACCGTGGTGGACCCGGTCGCAAGATGCGTATGCAGGGCTTCCTTGCTCACAGGCGGACCTCCACGACCGGAACACTGGGAACATCCCCGGCATGGAAGGACGCGACCGAAGTCCGAATCGCGTCCGTGTCAAAGCGGACCGGCACGTCGAACTCGAACCCCGCCGTGACACGGGTGCCCAGATCCGGCGCAAGGGCGAAGGTCACTTCGCCATTGTCCATGTTCACGGTGAACTCCTGCGAGTTGATCTTCTGGTCCCCAGCCACTGCAACCACCACCGAGCCGGGGACCGGCTTGCGGATCGGACGGGCATAATCCTGCAGCCCTGACACATAGGTTTTCTGCAACTGGAACACTTTCGTCTCGCCGTCCCCGGTTCCGATCAGTTGATCGTCAGGCGCTGGTGTCGCCAGAGGCGCGCAGGACTTGAAATCGGACCAGTCCTTCCACCGAAACCCGTGCAGCTGACCGGCGCGGGCCTCAAAGAACGCGATCAGCGCCTCGACGTCGTTCAGCGACCGCAGGCCCACCCCGGCATCATAGCGCCGCCGCGAATGGGCCCATGGCGTGTTCCGCTCTTCGAACCCGTTCGCCAGCGTGACGATTTCGGTCCGCCGCTCCGGTCCGCCGACTGACCCAAAGCTCAGGTTTGCCGGGAAACGTATCTCATGAAATGCCATTGGACTATCCTCACCGATTGCGCTGACCGCGCGCCAAGGCGCGGCTGACCTGGGCGGCGACCTGGGACTGGCTGCGCTGGAAACCCTGAACATCCGGCGTGGTGATGTTCATCACGACGTTGACCGCCCGCCCCCCGGCCGACTGGACACCAAGCCGCCCGTCCGGCCCCCGTGCCAGCGGCATGATCGCCTCCGGCCCCGCCTCACCCATCAATCCGCGGCCGCCCCGCATCGGAAAGGTCGTCGGCGCCCCGACGATTCCGCCCTTCGCGAAGGGCAGCACCTTGCCCTGGCTGAACGTGCCGCCGTTGGCAAAGGGCATCCCGCCGCCCATCAGGCCCGCCACCCCCTGCGCCAGAAACCCGCCCAGCGCCCCCGTCACGGGTTTCATCGCGATGGAATAGACCGTGTCGACGATGGTACTGGCCACCGACTTCAGCGCGTCGTTCAGCTTCATCCCGTCGAAGACCAGGCCGTCGAACGCCTTGCGCAGACCGCCGCTGATCCCACTCGACAGCGTGTTCACTTCCCGCCCGGTAAAGATCATCGTCTCCCGCATCCGGGAAAGCTCCCCGTCAAACGCTGCCACCATCGACACGGACGCGCCCAGTTGCACCTCCAGCGCCTGAAGCTGCTCCTGCATCGTTCCGATTTCCGCCATCGCTCTGATCCTTCCTCACATCCGGAAACGCCGCCGCCAGTTCCGCCAGCCGCGCGCGTGTCAGGGGCGGGACCAGACCCTCCCGCCCCAGCATGATCTTCAGCTCCACCGGCGTCAGCCGCCAGAAAACCGACGGCTCCAGGCCCAGCCCAAGCAGGCCAGTCCGCATCAGGCCAGACCAGTCGATGCCGCTCATGACTCGCCCGGCAACGAGAATGCCCGCGCCAGCAGTTCCGCCGCCGCCCGCGCCGCCTCGACCGGCCCGCCACCAATCTCGACCCGCAACAAGTCCGAGGCCTGGCCCTGCCAGCCCCCGCCGCGCAGCCCCGCCACGATCAGCGCAAGCACATCGCGCGTCGAGAAGCGCCGCTCTTCAAATCGCTGCACCAGGTCCAGAAGCGTCTCGGTCTTCAGCGCCTCTTCCAGTTCCGCCAACGCGCCAAGCGTCAGCTTCGCCACATGGCGCTGGCCATCCAGCCAGATCGCCACTTCGCCGGTCCAGGGGTTCGCCATCAAAGCGCCGTGAAGGTCAGCGCCCCCGCCGAGGCCATGGCCATCTCGTAGCTCGCCTCGTCATTGTGGCTGCCCGAATACTCGATCGACGTGATCTGGAACGGCCCCTCGATGATGCCAAAGCTCGGGATCACCACCTGGAAATCCGGGATCTGGCCGGTGAAGAACACCTGGCGCGCGCGCTCGTCGGTGTTCTCGTCGCGGAAGACGCCCGACCCCGAAATCGCCGCCGACTTCACCCCTGCCCCGGCCAGAAGCTCGCGCCAGCCGCCCTGGCTTTCCAGGCTGGTGACGTCCACCGATTCCGTGTTGAAACTGATCCGGGTCGCCCGCAGGCCCGCGATGGTGACGAACTGGCCGTCCCCCGTCTGGTCGATCTTGATCAGCAGATCCTTGCCGCTTTGCACAGCCATGTTCGCTCTCCGTTGTCAGGTGTCAGGGGGGGCTTCAGAGTTGAACTCGTGCCCGGAAGGTCAGGTCGATCCGCCGCGTCTCGCCCTCTTCGATCCGGCGGGCACTGGCCCGCAGGAACAAAAGGTTGATCAAGACGCCCCGGCTTAAGCTCAGGGGCGCACCGATCAGCGCGTCCGAGATACTGGACGCAATCGTCTTGAT